CGGTATCAGTCATTCCGCCATTAGCCATTTCTTTAAATTCAATTTCCAAAATTCCACCACCTTTTTTATTAACTCTACCACCTTCTTTTAATCCTAAAGCCGCTAATGCACTTACAATATCATCCTCAACATGTCCTGCCATTTCCATAGCTCTTCTAATTGCTATTCTTCTAGCGTCGTCATCGTACCACGCATCACTACCCTCTTCGAGTCCAGCGTTAAATTCGTCCAAGGCTTGACGAGCGCTGATCATTGCTAAGTCACCGGTACCTTGTGTGATTGGAACTGCACCTGCTGTTAAAGCATTTTTCATTGTTAGTTCTTCTCCACCAGGTCTTAAAATATCTCCTTGCTCTATTAAAAATTTAGAAGCTGTTTCTCCACCTTTTCCAATTGCATCTTTAATAGATGCCATAATTCCTGTATCTTGAGTAGGAGAAATTACTGTGTCAGTCATTATATCTTTATAAGGAACGTCTCTTTGCATTCCTCTAAACATTCCTGGAGCGCCTCCAGCTGTCAATGCTCCAGTACCTGCTGCCATTAATGCAGAAAGTCCTCCAAATTCTCCTTCACTACCTTCTTGAGCTACTTGAGAACCAATATTTAATCCCCCCATAATACCGGCACGTGTTGCTGGATTGTATAATAATTTTTGCCAAGTACTCGCTCCTACAAGATTCGAACCTGGTCCCAACATAAACGGAGCAAACGCAGATAGGTAAGGTAATGCCGGTTTGATCTCGTTCGGTATGATCTTATCGAGTATCTTTGAAATCGGTTTAGTTAATTTTTTTAATAAGCTCATAATATCTCTTTAAATGTATTGAAAATGCAAGTGAGCTACTCTTGAAAATAAGCTCCGAAAGACCAGTTTACTAGGTTTTCCACGCATCGTCAACAATTATACCTCTCCGCTATTAGCACCTAAATCTATTTGAGCGACCTTAACATGGACATCTCTTCTAATATGTTCTCTTTTAGTAGCTGTAGATGGATTATCTACATCATCGTCAGCTTCTTTATCGGACATATATTCCTGTCCGGTTTCCATATTAGTTAGAGTAATCTCCACTTCAGGAGTAATAACATGGGTTTTTTTACCTTCTATTACTTTATACTCACTCTTTGCTTCTTGCTCTATAAATGGCATCTTCCTCCTATGTTTGTGTGACCTCTGTAGGTCTAGAAATTTGTAATACTGATGCAGTCATTTTTATAACATTTCCTGTAGCACATTGCATCTTCAATTTATCGCCTGCTTCGAGGACAATTAGGTTATTAAAAGTCAATAAATCCACACTATTACTGGCTGCTACACTGACCTTATCCCATTCATAATCGGTAGCTCCCGAAGCATCATAAACTTTAATATCTACATCTAAATCCCCACTATGGGTATTAAATAACTTAATAGTTTTAACTAAAGAACTAGTAGCGTCTGGAGATTCATACATATCATCATATGATCCTGCAGATGTTATTTTAGCCTGAACATTTTTATATACGTTTGCCATTAGCTTAGAAAGAAATTAAACCTTTCTTGATCATCCTTATCCGGTTGTAAATAGGTTGAGTTTAGTTGTTGAATTAAAGAAGTTAAAGTTCTATTAATTTGTCTTTGATTATCTTCTGAATATTCTTTTTTAGGTTCTGGTAATCTTACTACTATCTTTGTCATTATCTTCTACCGTCCGGTTGTAAGTCAACTTGGAAAGTTCCAAATCTCCAGTTTTCAGCTATCCCATCATTTTCAATTCTTAAACTTGCATATCTTCCTCTTGCTCTAGTATCTACTTTTTGCGTAGCAGGTAAAATAGTAAAAGGACTGTATGTACTATTAGCCAAGGTATCTGATGGATAATCTTTAAGTTTAATAGTAACTTTAGCCGAAGTTTCTAATACTTTAAAATTAGGTATAAATCTTCTCATTGCTAAAAAGACTTCTGTTTGATCTTTAGCTAAAGAAAAATTATAAGATTGTATAAATGAAGTAAGTTTAGTCGTTTGACCATCAGGATCAATTTGGTCTGTTCCTACTTCATGTTGAAAATAAATGGTTGCTCCTAATCCACTAGCTCCCACTATACTTGGAAATGTGCCGGTTGATCCACTGTTAAATCTTGTGGCATAAGGTTTTGGATAAATAACTGAGTCAATCCAAGTAGTTCTAATAGAGTTAACGTTTGTGCCTGTATACCAATTCCCCATGGGTACGTCTTTAGATTCCCCATAATTAAAAATTACATATCTATCATTATAAGTAGCACTACTTGTTGGATAATACCAAACTACTTCAGTAAATAGATTATTAATTCCCGCGCAAACTTGTTGACCTTTAGTCGTATCAAAATCATCAAAGACATAGTCTTCCACACTACATGGTAAATTATTAACGGTACCGTCAAAAGAAAAGAATCCATTATTACCTACCCAATAAGCTACTCCATCTATTTCAACTACTGCATTTTGACCAATCAATCCACAGTTCGTTCCTACCTGTTCAAACCCAAAGGTAAATGGAGAACCTACAAATTTCATTGAATACAATGCATTATCGGTCCACACTAGAATATTTTCTTTAGCTACAATAGCTCCCATAATTTTAGATCCATCCTGCAGTCTATAAGTACCAGCACTATTATCCGCGCTCGGCGCGTATTCATTAATTTGTTCCTGATTAGAAAATCGAATAAACATATCATCTTGTGTGGATGCTGTTCCAATTGTTGTTTCAGTTCCTAAATGAATTAAGTGTCTTGTTGTTGGAGAAATTAAAGTTAATCTACTTGCAGTTGGATTACCTTCAGTCCCTGTAATTTTAGTTACATAATTAGTAGTATTTCTAGAAGCTCTTGTATCAAAGTTATTAGATACACTGGAATCCCAAGTATAAGTTTTTCCATTTGCAATTGTTGCAACCAAAACTGAACCCCAGTTACTTAAAGACCATAAACCTGGTTCAAGAGTAACTGATGATGCTTCAACTGCTTCTCCCCAACCAGCCCAATTAGTTGCATCTTGTGCTGTTGCTCCACTCAAATGAGCTTGACCATTGGAAGTTCCAGGAGTTGCTGTTCCTAAAGCTCCTCTAGTTATTCCTGTTAAATCTGGAGCTGAAATTCCTGTATAAGTAATTAATTCTGCCGTAGGTACTGTTCCAACGGCTGCTGTTCCTGTAGCTGAAAAACCTCCAGAAGAAGTTAAAGTAACACTTGTACCAACCCCACCCGTACCAGCAGTATCCGCATTTAATGCACCGTTAGTTGTTGTTGATTGAACTCCTGAAATAGTTCCACCATAGTTTCCAATTCCAAAACCATATCCATAAGATTGCTCTGAAGGACCCACTCTTGCATAAGGTTTAAGAGTAGCTGAACTTCCTGAAGTTAAATCAGAACCTCCTCCATTTGCTTCTGCAGTAGGTGATGTAATAGTAAAAGTAGTATTGCTTGGAACACTAATAACTTGACAAATTTTATCTTCAAAAAGAGTTGCACTTAAACTCGAACCCGTGGGCATTGTTACACTATCCAAAACAATCATATCTCCTACTTCAATACTGTGTGAACCTGACGTAGTAATAGTAATAGAAGTTCCGGGTGCTGTACTATTAGTTGTTAAAGTTGCTGAAAAAGTAATAAGGTTAGCTGCATTGTCATCTTTCCAAGGCGTAATATCATAAACAGCTCCTTCATAATAAACTAATAAAAATTTATCTGTTCCAATAGCTACGTATCGGTTTCCGTCTAAGTCTACAAAAGAGTGTTGTTTTCTTGCTACACCATGAATAGTATCTGTTAAAAGAGAAGACCATCCTCCTACTTTTTCAGGAAGTCCATATCTCCATCTAACATTATCTGAGTCTACCCATCTGCCAATTGCTCCGACAGCGGTATCCTGTTTATCTACTCCTGGGGCAAATTTAATTGACGTTAGAGCCATTGTTTAGCTCCTATGTTGCTTTACTCAAATAATTCCAGCCACAAGTTGCATCGGTATAGACCAACGTAAC